TATTGGCTGTATTGTTAAAGTTCGGTATGTCTGGGATATAAACATCAGGAATATTTATATCAGGTATTTCCATTAACTAGAAAGGTATTGCAGGGCTAGTCATCTTTGGCATTTGTAAAGGTATTTGTTCTTTCATCTTTTCTTGCAAACTACCCATAACTTTATTTTTCAATTCTCTTTCAAATTCAGGGCTTTTCATATATTGAATTGCAACGTAGCCAAAAGCAGCCATTGACCCAGAAAGCAAAAGAGACAATAATGAAGCTGCTTGGCAAATTTTATTAAACATATGTTTAGAGATGCATTTTTAAAGGCTCTTATGCCTGTCACTATTATAACTTTCTGTGGAATCTGTGCATTAGCACCACTTTATGTAGGACTTTCTGTGATTTCTACCAAGGTACACCAGAAGTCTTAGTGGGTGTTTTTGATTCTGTTATCTGTGCAGCAATAGCTGTTTCAATAACTGTTAACTGTTCAGAACCGATTACAGCTTTAGCCCATGCGACAGCATTGTCTTTTGTTATATCTGCATAAGCAGTAAACGATCCAGAATCGGCTTCAGCAAGTTCTACAGCACCGTAACTAGAACCATTATGTACTACAGCAGAATCGCCACTGCCTACAGTTTCAGAATCACTAGCAGTCCAATGTACAGAAGTCACTACATCAGATAAACTTCCAACAGTTTTTGTTGCAATTAAAGAAACAACATCCCAAGTAACAGCCATAATAATAAATGTTTAATTTTATTTTACTTAGAATCTACAGTTTGAACAACATCACTCAGTTTTTCAAGCTGTTTTAATGCTCCCTGATCTTCCATTATTGGTTGCATAAGTTGATTTTTTTCTGCTACTTTTTCCTGTATTTCTCTTTCTAACATTTGTGCTTTTGCAATATTTAGATCAAGACGAGTTTTTGTTTCGTCATAAAGTTCTTGAGGTGTTGCCATAAAATTTATATAAGTTACCCAATTATACTAGGCAGCTTCAAGGGTTTCAACTTTTGTTATTAACTCTTGTACAGCAGCTACAAGTAAAGGTACAAGTTTTGAAGAGTCAAATTGTTGTGATACAACATCGCCATTTGAATCTACTGCATCTTTATCCCCAGATACAGCTTCAGGTACAACAGAGCTAACTTCATGAGCCAAAAATCCATCTTGTGTTACATCAGGCTTCAGAATAAAATTAAATCTTTTCGGTAATAAATTTTTTATCCTTGTTATACCATCAGAAATTGCTGTCACATTTTCTTTTAATCTATAATCAGAACTTGTATTGTATTGGGTGTTTGCTCCATTTGTCGTTATAGTTCCATGAACTCCGTTTGGTGATTGAAAACTTATGTGTGATTGTGAGTTTGTTGCACCTGTCCTTAATCCAATACCATTACTTCCATTTGTTGCAATAGATAAAACACTTGTATTTAATACACTTGTTGTATTTAAAAACATTTCAGCGTGTGAACCGCTTCTTGCTAATCTCATTGTATCCGCACCAGAAACAGAGAACATAATTGTTTGTGAAGACTGTGGTGCAGCAATATTCGCTTCAGAACTATCTAGAAAAAATTCTAATCTTTTACTACCACCGCTTGAAGTTTCCTCTAACCTAATTCCGGGGGAAGATTTTTTGATTTCAATAGTACGATTTGGGTCAAGAGTCCCGATTCCTATATCGCCATCAGCAGCTATACGCATTGCTGTCGTTTTACTCATTGCTGCATTCGCACCAGATGAGTTTGCTGCTGCGACAAAGAAGTCTATATCTCCATCATTAAGTAGCATCCCAGAAGCATTACCATTTGCAAGATATTTTTCAGCAGAACCAGTATGATAATAATTTACTGCAATTCCACCTCTATCTTCATCGCCACTACTTCTTCCAAAAACACAAGCACCTGATCCAATCTGCAATGCTGTAAAATCTCCATTTGAAGGCCATGCAGTATTTGGTGTTACAGCTATTCCTATATGTCCATTCTTATCTATGATCATACGCTGAGTTGTAGATGACTCTGTGCCAGAAGTGTAAAATGCAAGATCACCAACTGAACCCCCAGCTGTACGATGATGTAATATTGCTGCTCCTACATGAGTAGCACTTGAAGTATTTTTAAATGCAATACCAACTTTTGAAGTATTACTGTTACTTTGCGATTTAATAACAAGATGATAATTAGCGGTATCTGAAGCATCTGATTCTGCTGTTATGTTTTTATTAATTTCCACTCCACCAGTATCCGCTGTACTAGCACCTATTAAAAGTTTTCCAGACGAATCTATACGCATCTTTTCACTTTGCTGTATCTGAAATTTTATATTTGCTGCTGCGGTAACATTTAATATTAAGCCACCACTTGCACCAGAGCCAGTTGTTATTACACCTGAGTCAGGCCAAGAAGAAACACCATTATACGCTGCTGATGTTGCATATAATTGCAAACTAGCACTATCAGAACTTAGCTGTACTCTTGCTCTTGCAGAACTACCTGTATTAGTATTTTCAACCTGTGCCGCTACATCACCATTTTTACTTTCTTTAATATGTAATTCATCACTAGGTGACGATGTAATTATTCCAATACGTCTATTACCAGCATCAATATAAAATAAATTTGCTTCGTTTACGCCTTCAATCCTAAAATCTACATCAGCACCATCTTCATTAAATATTGTTGTAGCACCTAGTTCGATTCTTTCAACACCGCCAGTTGCTACGTTAAAAGTATCAGCGGCAGAACTAAAAATACCTGTGTTTAAATCATCTCTAAACGCTAGTCCGGGAGTGCTTGCTGAACCATCTTCAAGAGTTAAAGTACCATCAAGTTGTAAAAGTTCTACCCATGCGTTATCTGCTGAGTTTCTTATCTTTAAAATGCCGTTTGTAGTATCAGCCCACCACATATAGGCTGCTGTCGTACTAGGTGCAGAAGAACTACTGTTATTAGATAATATTGCTTGTAATACACTATTTAAATCACTACGAACATTTGCCCCTGTAGAATTGTCTATAACATAATCATGTGTAGCCATTACTTAACTCACTTTTTTATCTAAGGTTATCATAATTCTAAGAACCACGCCCAAATCCTACAGCAGTGAAACTGAAAGTTTTGTTAACAGGATTGCTGCTACCATCTATAAATTTTATATTGAAGCCAGTTCCAGAAATACTAGAAAGTGTAAAAGTTTCGGCTGCTGTTAAATCGTTTGTTGTAATTCCAATACTTGGTAGTTGTGTATTAGCTCCAACACTTGTACCGCTTTGGCCAGTAAAAAATGTATTAGTAAAAGTAATGTCAAGACCAGAAGCAGATGTACCAGAAGCGATATTTGATCTTTGTTCTGTTCTTCTATCTAGTTCTGCTGTATAACCTAATTGGTCTATTTCTATTGACTGCGCAGGGTCATCTGAATCCATTTCGCATCTAAATTTAAAGCCACGTCCGACATAAGTACCATTTACAAAAGGGTTAAATATTGAAAATTCTGCTCCGTAAGTACACGAGGTACCACTTGATATTGTTGCACTTGTTGCTGAAGTAACTGTAAATGTATTTGCATTTGGAACTGTTTTTATTTCATAATTACCATCTGTTGCGCTACCAGCAGTAAAATCTATAACGACAAAACTACCCACAGAATAACCATGAGAGGTTTTCGTGATAGTTATTGTTGTCCCACTTTGTTCGTAAGTTGCAGAAGTAGATAAATCAGGATCTAAGTCAGTTGTTGCAACTAATAAAGATGCCCCTACGTTTACAGCAGTAGCACCGTCAAAGTCAGTCCAAGTATCAATATTTCCACTTCTTTTATCAATTAGGTCATTTGGATAATAACCCTGTGTAACAAAATGCCTTCTAAGTCTTAATGGTTGTTTGCCTCCTAAATCTAATGTATTTGCAAACTCATATGAACCACCAGTAATATCAACAGCACCTAAAAAGTCAAAGTCAGCAATACTATCAAAATCAGAAACTCCGTCTAATTCATCTAAAGAACCTAAAACAAGACCATTTACTTCATCACTAAAAAAACAATCAACTTTAGCTCCGGCAAATGGTGGGCTGTCATTATCTTCCCTATCGACTAAAACAGCTAACTTTGGAAAAGGATCAGGACTTGTTACAACAACAGAAGATTCGCCACTGCTTAATCTTCCTCCGTCATCTCTAAATTTTAAAATATATTCACCCTCTACAATATTGGGAACAATAGTTTCATTAATGTTGCCGGGCAAAGCTGGTATTACATCTACAGCATTTGTAAAAGTACCAGAACCATCTGTTAAATTTGATGATCTTACAACAACGTTACCACCATGAACCACGTCAACATCTGTTGCTTTATCAAAACGAAGCCGTACAAACTGATCTGAAATAGGTTCAATTCTTAAATTAGTAACATCTTGCGGCAGTGCTGTTTTACCAATAGCCTCAAACGTTAAATTATTTGATGTTGCAGAAAGTTGACCTTGTACGTTATAGCTAAATACTTGTATTTCATAGGTACCAAGTTGACTGTTTTTTATTTCGAAGTCAGGTCTTGAAACTCTTTCTGTTACATAATTACTATTTTCAAAACGATAATTAATTTGATATTCAATAACACCTACTATTGGTTGCCAACTTATAAATATTTTTGATACTGCTTGGTTATTAATTGGAACAATAGTTTCAACAGCAGATAAGTTTGAAGGTGGCTCTTTTAGTTCATTTAAAATAGAAACAGATCGTGTAGGTAAGGCAGTACCATCTTCTATAAAATCATATTTACCAGATTTATATGAAAGTGCTGTAACTGAATAATTTACACCATCTTGTTCTTCAACAGTTATTACTCTAAACTTTTCTGCTTCAATAGTCGTATTTTGTAAAAGCCAAACAGTATTTACATTTGGTGTCTGAGAAAAAGCAGCACTTACAGTTATAACTCCATCAGTAATATCAGAAACATCTCTTGTCTCAACAGTACCATTAGGTAAGACTACGCTAAATGTTGGACTATTGGTTGTTGGTAAATCAGTGGCATTTGTATTATCAACAGTCATAACAGTTGTAGATGCAACAGCAGATAATCTGCCACCTCTTCTTACACCGGCACGAACAGGGTCATTTATTTCTATTATGGCTCCGGGTCTGACTACAGCACCTGCATCTATAGATGTAGAAAAACTTACAATTTCTGATTCATTTTGTTCAGTAAATAATATTGCCCTACCTAATCTTGCTGCTTGACCTCTAGATGTACAACCAAAAGCTTTTACTTGTTTTACAACAGTACCAATCTTAGAAATAGCAGTTGAATCTTCAACAACCTCATAATCTATTTCTTGACTATCCATATTAAAATATGAGACTGCCACCACACTATGTCTTTGTTTTAAGCTGCTGCCAGAATAACTAAATCCTTCAGAGGTAACATTACTCAAATTGAATAAATAGCTTGCATCTTTTGGTGAGTCTTGTGTAATTGTTATTGAACCAGCAGACCAAATAGGCATACATCTCATTACACCTGATAGCTCATTTATCAGATCAAAAGCTTCACTTGATGATTGTATATTTACATTGCAACTAAATCTAGCTTCTGTACTGTCAAAACCATCATCTACTAATGTGTTTGCATATTTACTAGCAGTAACAAAAGAAAATAAATCTAAAGATGAATCTGTTATATGATCGCCAAAGCCATATCGAGTATTTGTAAGCAGATCAAGCAATATCATAGCAGGGCAAGAAGTCCATACCGCAGCACCCATTACTCCATTAAAAATATAACCAGAAGGATAAACAATACGACCAGTTGTAGAATCAACAGTTGGAGTACCAGAACTTGAAGCACCAGCACCCGGAATCCTTACCTTTATTCCTCTAACCCTAAATTTTCTTGATGGGATAGAACTAAATTGTTGTGAATCTAGTCGTATTGCATTGTAAGCAGAGTTTGCATATGTAGAGGCATCATCTATAACTTCAGAAAAGCTTGTCCATTGAAATGAATCTATTAAAGATGTATCTGTACTATCTGCAGTAATTCTTGTAACCCTTATATCAACAGGAAATGAACCAGTAACTTCAACAGAAAAATCTTTTTGATATGCGTCAGCAGTTCTACCAGTAACAGTATCAGTGTGAACATCAGTAAAACCACCAGAATTATATTGAACACTAATTTTAAAAGAAACAGTTGAACCTAATAAATCTCCTTCACTTGTTGCTTTTTGAATCTGTGGAAATGTTATTGAAACTTTTATACGATCTACAGATGTATTTGTAATCTGTCTTGTTACAGGCGTTGCAGCAGTAACAGTTACACCAACTGGAATTGTTGATTGGCTACTTTCTATACCAGATATTTTTGCTTGGTTAGCGGTACCAAATCTTGAATTAAAAGTTACATCTTGAAAATTAAAGTCAGTATCTTGTGGACTTGCTGAATTTGCTGTTGCTTTTAATATCGGCGTATCGTTTAAAAATACATCCTTTAAATATGCATTTTTATAGGCTGTAGATGTTTTATCACTAATACCTTCTTTAGATGCAGATGCACTTCCTTCTATCTCACCTTCAGAAATCAAATCAAGAAAGGTTGCAAACTGTTTACTATGTAAAGTGTCAGGTGTTCTTGTCGGCTGTCTAGGAGGTGGTGGCGAACCGCCTTTAGAACCACGAATAATTTTTCTTTTATCGGTCATACTTGTACCTGTTCTGTATCTATACCACCACTAATAACAACAGATCCTGTTATTATCTCACCATAAACAATAGGTACAGGAGTTCCAGCCCTACTTGTTTGCTGAGTACCACTAAAGCTAAATGATAAACGAGGATCTTGCTCAGAGCTAAATTCAGGCGTTTTAGGAACAGGGAATAACATTCCACTTACACCACTAAGAACTAAAGCAGCACCAATACCAAAAGCAGCTTTGGCTCCAAGGCCAGCAGAAGCAAAACCTATACCACCTCCCCCAAAAGCCAATGGTGAGGTAAATAAACCACCAACACCAAAACTCATAGCAATTAAAGCACCACCTAATAAAATCTTTCCTAGATTACCACCAGCACCAGATATAACTGGAACAAATTTTATATCTGCCTGACCTATTGGGTAATGCAATTCATCAGTATCTATTTCTTCTTTATCTAATAAAACTTTGTAATATCTATTTGCCATATAACTTTCTAAGTCTGGAAAATTATTTATTAAAAAACTTACAGCTTGTGCTGTTGTCTTTACTTGTATTTCAAATTCTTTATGGCCAGTTACTTCTGCAAGATCGCCATACAGTTTAAGTTTACGGAGCATAACGTAACCTCATACCAGTACATTTTAATAACCATTCATTATATGGTTCTCTACAAGATATTCTATCTGCTAAATGATGCAATACATCACCATCTAAAAATATCGCCACATGATTTAAACCAGTTGTCATTATTGACATAAATAACAAATCGCCATTTTCTAATTTTTTTTGTGGTTCTAATTGTTTAAAACCTGTAGCTTCTGCACATTGTTCAAACATGGGATTTGCAATAAATTCTTCTGGTGTTATTGGTCTTTCCCAATCCCTTAATGTTATACCAAGTTCTTGTTTATACCAATCTCTGACTAAAGCCCAACAATCAGTAACTCCCCATACCCACTGGCGACCTATTAATGGTGCTTTATATCCATTCGGTTTATAAGATCCCCACTGTTCTGTTTTGGGATTAATTATATGCCAAGGTAAATTACTTTGTTCGCAACTTATCATATCCGCTTCTGAAGCAATAGGCTGTGTTGTAGGGTGCGAATGAATTATTGCAATTATATCTCCTAAGTCACTTCCTTTTACATAATCCTCTGGGTCAATAATAAAACATTGATTTGCCCAGTTTGATAAATTTTTACAAGCAAAATATTTTTCTTTGCCACGAATATTTAATAACAGACCACAAGATTCCTTTGGATCTTGGTCTTTCGCATGAACAAGAGCATCTTGCTGCCAAGTCATATTTTTATTCTGCCGATAGAAGGAAACTCCTCTCTGGTACATTGTCTTTTTGGCGCACGAACACCAGCCAAGTCAATAGGTGCAGCTAATTCAAACGATACAATCTCTCTGTTTTCTTGGGATTTTCTATCAATACTATATATTTCTTGGTCAAACTCAGCATTAGGATCTGGTGTGCCATATGGATTTACATTACTAGCAAAATTAACAGCATCAATAAACTTGGCTAGGGTTCTTATTCTTGTAATAGTTGCTCCTGTAAGATCATTACCAGCCGTTGTTTGGTTTACAGTCTGAAGTATTGATGTAATAGTACCAAGTTTATTACTTACAGTAAGAGTTGGTCTTGGTATTTGGCCTTTTTGATATGCAAACCCTTCTACTTGTACAGGGAATCTTTGGTATGAATTACCAGCCCAAACAATCTCGCCATTTGCATTTAGACTAGAACCAGCATGAAATCTATAGGTCGATGCAGAACCATGTAAAGCAGAAGTTGTTGTTAATGTAAAAAGTTCAATAATCGAAGAAGGATTTATGCCTTGTACATCACTAATTACACTCGAACTCATGGTTCAAAAACCTCTCTAAAAGTTGTACTGATCTTTGCTCTATTGTTATAAGGTATTGTTTTTGACCAACTTTCGCAAACAAATTGTTTTGCACCAGAAACAGTTACAGATACATTTCCACTATTGGTAGCACTTGCGGCTGCAGTAACAGTAAAAGTATTGGCATCAGCAGAAGAGGCAACAATAAAAGTACCATCAGTAGCAGAGCCAGAAGTGTAGTCTATGACTACTGTTTCGCCTATTGCTATACCATGATTTGCAACAGTGATAGTAACGGTAGTTGCAGATTGACTGTAAGTTCCTGTTTTTGATATACCTTCGCCCGGAGGGGTAAATGTAAAACTTGCTTGGTCATTTGCTCTACTATCTAAAAATGCCTCAATTACATCTGACTCTGTTTCCGTAACATTAAACTGTAATGTATAAATCTTAGGGTTTTGATGTGCAGCCAACCCAAATAATATTCTGTGTTCATAGCCATCAACAAATCTTACAATTCTTTTTACAGGATTACTTCTTTTTGTAAATCCCGAATATGTCGGTGTTATAGAAGGAAATGTGGCCATTATGCAAGTAAACCTCCGGGTCTTTTTTGTTGTACAATTTCTGCTTGTATAGCAGTAGAAAGAACAAGTCCTAATTCTCTGCTCTGTTGTTCATTACCTTCAACATTAGAACCAGATGCATCTACATTAACAACAATATTATTAGTAACGCCACCACCTATTTGATTATTAGGAATTATGGTACCAGCAGAAGATGGCACAAACAATTCTGGACCTTTCTCTCCTACTATTGAAGCTCTACCAACAGGGGGTCTACCACCATTAGCAAATCCGGGCAAGTTTGCAAATATTCCAAATCCAGTACTTTTTAGTAATGTATTTATGCCAAGTCTTAATAATGAATTAGCCAAGTCATTTACTATTGATTTTGCGGCTTCCCCTAAAGTTTTTGTACCGTTTATTGCTCCAACCAAAGCATCAGAAATACCTGAACCAATAGTGTCACCAATTTGTTGAAATATATCTGCTTGTTTTTCTGCTGCTTCATTTATTTCATCAACTCCTTTTTTTTGATTTTTCAAAGCTAAATTTGCTGTAAGTATATCTGTTATTTTTTGTCTATTCTTTTCGCCATGAATATCAACAGCATCATTTATTGCTTGTTGTAATAGTACTTCTTCCCTGTTTCCATCAAGATTTCCTTGAAGTAACTGTCTTTGTATTTCTTGTTTTTTTAAGAAATCCGCAAATTTTTTAGCTTTATCATCATCTAATTTATTTTCAATTGTTTTTGTTGCAACAATATTATTTGCAGCTTCACGTTGCAGATCCATTTGCTCTTTTATTGGCTTTATTGATGCTTGATTAATGTTTAATTGTCTTTGCAATGAATTAATTGCTCTTTTATTATTGTTTTCTTGTGCTTTAGCTAATCTCTGTAAAAGTTTTTGCCTTTCAATAAATAATCTATTAAATTCACTTTTTAACGCTTGCTCATCACCTTCTTTTAATGCTTTGTTAAAATCTCTTTGCTTTTGTGTTGCTGAAATTATTGCAGTTATAAAAGCACCAGCAGCAGTTGCTATAGCTACAAAAGGCAAGGCATTTAAAGCTACAGTAGCAAGCCCACCTGCGGCAGCCAAAGCAATTAAACCTGAAGTTACCACAGGAATAATTAATACGATACCTTTAGCAGCAAGAGCAATAGCTGTAAATATTGCGGCCGTTTTACCTAGTGGCGATTTTAAAAGTTCATCTGCAGCTTTTATTAAAGATGTTAAACCTTTTGTAACTGCAATCAAAGCAGGTTCTAATGCTTTACCTAAAGTCTCTGAAAAATCCCTAAATGCTTCGCCTAAGGAATCAACATTTCCAGCAAATCCTTCTGCAGCAGCTTGTGATAATTTATTATAGCTTTCTTCAACAATACCTAAAATCATGGCATGAGCCTCTGCCGTTTTATTTGTTTTCATTAACTCTTTTATTACTTCTGTCTGTTGTTTTGTAAAAGCAATACCAGAACGATTTAAGTTTGATAAATTTCTTTCAGGGTCTTGCAATGCTTTTGCTAATTGCATAAATGACGTATTAACATCTACTTGGTTTACTTGTGCAATATCTGCTGCTGCTTGAGCAACTCTTGAATATGCATCAACTCCAATATTTCTAAAACTTGTTAATAAATTAAAGCCTCTTGTAAATTCCTCTTGATTAAATAAAGTTTGATTTCCTAATCTGTCTGCTGCTTTTTGTAATTCATTGAGTTCAGTAGCACCAGCACCTAAATTTTTTAAACCCTGAGTTAAAATTGCAACATCTCTTTCTCTCGCTGTAAAAGTTCCTATTGCATTACTTACTGTTGCAACAGCAGCACCGACAGTAAGCAGTGGTCCAAGTGAAGTAGCTAATGCAGCGCCTAATCCTCTTGCTGCGGTTGATGTTGCTGCTAAAGATTTCGTTGCACCGCTTGCATTTCTTGAAAGCGATCTTGTTGCTTGAGAAGTTTTATTTAAAGAAGATATTGCATTTCTTGCTTCAACTCTTAAGGTAACTATACTTTCGGCCACTTAAGTTAAACAAAAATCTATTAATTATATACTACCTGTTTTTAGCTCTTTCATGCATTCTTTTTTCATTTTCATGTTTATTTTCGTAATAAGCAGCCCAATATATTAATTCCTCTTCAGTAATACCTTTTCTTAATTCTGTTAATGTTTTACCTAATTCAGTTGCGAGAAACAACTCAAAGTTAAGCCAGTTATTTCTCTTTAATCGTTTTTTGCTGTATTAACATCTAATTTAATTTCAAATAAAAATAATTCAATATCGTTTAAAACTTTTTCTGGCAACATTCTTTGTAAATTAGGTGCATCTGCTGCAGCAAACATTTTAGACCCATCTTCTTTTTCTGCTAATTGACAAAGTAGCTGTGTAGAAACCATTAAGGCATCATCAGTACCAACAGAAGTTTGAGCTTTCTGTCTATCATATCTAGTTAAAGGTGGAAAATAAATATCTATTTTTTGACCAGATGGTATGTCTAGCTCGTACTTACGTCTTGCAGACATTACATCACTAAAAGCATCAGTGATAATGTCTACTGTTCTTTTTGTTGTCATTAAAAAATTTTCTTATTATCCTAACGTATCAGATAGCTGAAGTTATCGCACCGTTTGTCACAAATGTAATATTGATTATTTGTATCTCACCTAAAGTTGCGCCATATTCAGCGTTAGTAATAATACCAGCAAAGCCAAATTTCTTTGATGCTGTACCACTATCAGGAAATAACTCAAATAATGCATCGCCAGCATCTCCTGTCGTTAAAACATCATCAATGAAAGCTTGATAATCAGAGTTACCAGATGGATCATAAATAAGTTCTGCGGAACCTTCTCCAGAAATTAAACCACCAACAAAACTTTTTGAGGTATTACCAAGAACTGTTGTTTCTTGTGTGTCTTTTGTTATAGATAAAGACCAATTTCTTAAGCCTGAAATGTCAGCTTCGGTACCGCCAGCATTTTCAAACATAATTTTTCCAACGTCACCCTTAACAGCAGCCATAACAAAAAAAAGAAATATTTATAAATATATTAACTCTTTTCAGTCTTTTTTACATCTATTTTACAATTTTGTTGACTCTCCATATATTTTTTACACTGAGGGTCCCAATATGCAGCTTCCCTTCTTCCTTTAACAGCTTCAATAGCGTCAAGCATTTCTTCTGTAATTACAAGTTTTGGCATGATTAAAGATCCTCGTATATTTCAAAAGTAATTCTGATTTGTGTTTGGAATTTACCTTCGGGACTTTGTGATAATACCTCGGGACCAACAGGCGAATCAAAGATTACATCTGATACTGTAATTTTATTATATAAGTCCCTGATTCTTTTACCAATAGTGTAATTAGCACCAGCACCAATACCTTGATCAGTAAATATATCCAGAGTAACTAAACCAACAACAACATTAACGCCATTAGCTAAATAAGAACCACTACCAAAGCTAGTTGTACATTGAACAAAAGAATCTTGAGCAGAAGCATCAAATGGCATATTATTAAATACAACAGAAATAGCAGGGCTACTCGCAAGTTCTGTAGCAAGTCTTGCTTCTATGGTTTGTCTGACTGTATTTAAATTAATTGCAGCCATTACATACTCCTAATAATTCTTTTTAATTCTTGTGGAATATATTGAGTTGTAAGTTGTTTTGCTTGTAATTCTGGAAAGCCTTTTATTGTTTGTTGTCTGGTTCTGTATCTACCCTTCCAGCTAGGTGGTAACGTTGTTCCATAAATAACTGGTTCAGCATATTCCATTCTGTTAATAATAGTGCCTTTATATTTTCTTATATCTGTTTTCCAATCATTTCTTAAATTACCAGTTTCAGCTACAGGTGTTGCTTTTTTAGAAAGTTCTGTCCAACGTAATGTTGTTCTTTGTACTAACTCTTGTACGGCTTCGGCCATAAGATCATCTATTTGTTCTAACTTTATTTGTCGTACCATTATGCCCTCAAGAATAATTCAAAGGTTATTGGTATATTATTTTGCTGATTTGTTACTACAGTAATAATTTTAAAAACAACAGAAGCAACTACAACTTTATCTTTTGGTGTTGGTACGAATGTAATGTCACCAGCAGATATTGTTAATTTCTTATCTTCTGCCTGTATCAAATCATTCACTTCAGTATTATTTATATTTTCTAATAAACCTTTTACTACAGTATCACTATTGCTTTCACTCACTGCGCCAGTAGCGGTATTGTAGGAGCCGTTAGTAACTTGTCTTATAGTTACACTACCTCCAAGCTTCACTAAGCTTTTAGAGGCCACTTTTTTTAAAGATGATGCAAGTCCCATTAGACACGATATGCAATAACTTGACCACTGGCCAAAGTAATACTTGTAATGATTCCTTCAATCTCTGATGCAACACCCATGGTAATACCATTAACGGTTGATGAACCATTCTCTGTAATTACTTCAGATACAAGAGTTACTTCTGCGGCAGCAAGGCAATGAATTTTACCAAACCTTCCAGTATGTGCGTTTGTGTCTGTGATAATAATTGCGGCTGGGTAGTTGTAGTTTCCCATTTAGTT